CTTATAAGGTTGTAACAAAGGTTCGATTCCTTTCAGACCTATTTGCTCATGTAGTTCAATGGTAGAACACAAGTTTTGTAAACTTGAGATAAGAGTTCGATTCTCTTCATGTGCTTTAAAATTAGGCCCTATATAATTATATAGGCACATTTATAAACTAGGTTTTCTAGATATATTTATGGACGGAGAAATTCAAACAGAAGAAACAGAATCTATAAAGATTATTAGGAATACTAAGGGCTATAACTGGGAAATCAAATTGAGAGGCAATCCTATTTCTGAAGAAACAATTAAAAGATTGGACGAGTTAAATAAACAAATGGTAGGAAAATATGGATCATCTTAAAAATGCCTAAACAATATAAGGAGGAAAGAATTTCAATGACAAAAGATGAATTAATTGATTTAGCAATTAAAGGATATTCTGAAGTTAAAGAGGTAAAGAAAGAATCATACAGCTCTGGAGTTTTGCGATTGCCTGCAAGATTTATAGGCCAGAAATTTAGAGTTATCTTAATACCTCAGAAGAATTTAGATGAACACGAATTAGAAGAAGAAATGAAATTACTTAAAATAAAATGAGTGAAGCAGCAATAGAATCATTAATAGGAAAGGGGTTATTAAAAGAGAAGTTTGATATTAAAAGTGATGATTTAATTAGAAAACTTACGCCAATGGGATATGTTCAATTGGTAGAGTTACTTAAAGATCCATTATATAGGAGAGTTTATTTGCTTATGAAAAGGGGAGTTCCTGAAGAACAAATAAATCAATTTATTAAGCTATGGGAAAAGAAAGCATCTACAAAGTAAGGTGTCCAACTTGTGGTAATGTTCAACAAGTATTAGTAAGGGGAGATATTATTGGTAAAAAAAGAAATTGTGTTTATTGTCCAGCTAAGATTAATATTAAAGAACAACTTATTGTAAGGGTGAAATAAATGGCAATTTATAATTTAACAAAAAAAAAGAACGGATCCTCAAAGGCATCTTGTTCAAGGTGTGGTAAAATACAAAGAGTTAGGCATATGGCCCTTTTTCATGGAGAATTTTTATGTTATAATTGTAGAATAAGAACAGGAGATTCAACTAATAAAAAGAAAGAATTAAGGGCTCTTGCTGAAGAATTAGGTAGATGTACCTATTGTTATAAAGAAAAAGAAACTCCGAGATATAAAACTTGTGCAAGATGTAGGGCTATGACATCAGGATATACAAAGAAGTATCTATCAAAAAAAGCAAGGAGAACCAAATGTTTAGAAAAAAAAGAATAAAATGGGCATTTAAGTGTGGAAAATCAGAACATCGTGCAGGAAGGCTTCTTGGATTATGTATTCTAATAAATATAGCATTAGAATATTTTCAAATTTCTTATCGTATTTATGGATTAATATTTACTTTCCTTGTATGGTTGAAATATATTCTTTCTCATACATTAGAGAAAAAGTTATTTGGTAAGCATGGACCAAGGAGTGGTTGGAAATGAAAAGAATTTTATATCCTACAGCAATAAATGTTTTCTTATCCATTAAAGATGGAATTTATTTGTTAGAGATTTATAGGAAAAATTTAAGTACTTTTGCGACAATATGTCGATTAGTTAATAAATTTGAAGAAGCAGGATTAATTAAAACAGAAAAGATAGGAAGAAGAAGAATAATCACATTAACTAAAAAAGGAGAATCTATAAGAGATAATTTAAGAGAAATATGTTAGATAAAAGAAAAATGGGAAAAAGAAGCAGGGCCCAGGGCAAGGCTTTTGAATTAAGGGTAAGAAAAGATTTAGAGGAAAAAGGTTGGATTGTTAGCAAGTGGAATAATAATGTTGAATTTCCAATAAAGATTGGTATAGTAAAACATATGAAAGATGCAAATGAATATCCTGCTATGAAACAAATGGGTGGAAAATGCATACCTGCAAAAGCAAAGTTTAATCCTTTTACAAAAATGTTAATGATGGGCAGTGGAGGATTTCCAGATTTTATTGCATTTAAGAATTTTAAAAAAGAAAGAAGGGATGGAAATAATATAGAAGATTTTAAAAATAAATATAATGATTATCTTATGACTTATGAGGTTGTAGGGGTAGAATCAAAGATTAATGGAACTTTAGATAAAGAAGAACGCGCAAAATGTGAATGGTTGCTCAAAAACAACATTTTCTCTCGTATTTTTATTGCGCAAAAGATAAAAGTTGGAAGAAAAGTTGAAATAGAATATAAGGAGTTTAAATGAAAGAGCAAGAGATTATAAATTATTTTAAATCTCAAGGATTTAATTGCATTAAATATGGTAAATTTCCAGAATTAATAGTTTGGGGCCCACTAATTGGTTCAGATGGAATTCCAATTCAAATTCCTACATTTTTTAAGAGTGGAAAAGGAGAAAACATAATTCCATTTTTAGTAATGGGTGTTACCTATAAAAAACCAACTAAAAAAAATATTGAGAAAATAGAACCATTGTTAGGTAAACTATTCAGTTCTCTTGCTATTATTAAAAAAGTAAAGGGCGGAATGAAAATTGATATAAGGTCTAAGGAGGTGATTGAAGATGGAAGAAATTCAGGATATATTGGGTGATATGGATATGTCAGAATTCTTGTTTCAATGCAGATTTGATTTTAGATTTTTCTGTGATAAATTACTTAATCAATTATTCACACCAGAATGTGGTGGATGTAAAGATTTTCATTTAGCTTGGTTTAATATATTTCAAGATAATAATAGGGTAATAATAGAAGCACCTTCAGGTTTTTCTAAAACAACAATGGTTATTGCTTATACAATCTGGTTTGTTTGGAATCATCCTAATACTCCAGTCCTCATTACTTCTAAAACATTACCCCAGGGAATGAAATTACTGGAAGTAATTAAATCTTGTATAGAAGAAAATCCCCTTCTTTCAGAATTAAAACCAAAAGATATTTCTCAGATTTGGTCAAGACAATTAATAAGAACAACTAATGGATGTAGAATTGCAGTAAGACCTTATTCAATTAACATAAAGGGGGAAAGGGCAGGGTTGATAGCTATGGACGAAGTAGATTCTTATGATGATCCAGACCTTTACTTTGATTATGTTATCCCAAGACTTACTCCTAATGGAAAGATATTAATGATTACTACAAAAGAACCAGGAAATTCAATAACCAATTTAATTAAAGATAAAAAATTGAAGGGCTATAAAGTAATTACTTCTTGCGCTATTGTAGATGATTCCGGGAATCCAGGTAAAAAACCTTACTTTAAAAAGGAAAAAGGAAAGTATGTTTACAAATCAATATGGCCTGAAAGATTTACTATGGAAAGACTAGAAAAAATGTTTTACGAATTGGGAGATCAATATTTTGAGAAGAATTTTATGAACAATACCAAGGTAGAACAAGAAAAAAGTTTCTTTTCTATTGTTAAATTTATGGAAGGATTTGATGATTCAATAGGTTTTACTAAAGAAAGAACTGGACCAATATTCACAGGACATGACTTTGCTATGAGCACAAATAAAAGGGCAGATTATGATTCAAATGCTATTGTAGAAAAGAAAGGAAATTTTTATATCCTCAAATTTTTAGAGAAATATAGGGTTCCACCGGAAGCTAAATTAGATAGGCTTACAGAAATCTATAAGGATTATGACCCAATTTATATGGTTTGTGATGAATCTAATGCAGGTAGTGTATTAATTAGAGATTTTCGTAGTGCTGCTTTACCAGTTTATCCACAAAAGTTTAGTGGTGGGCCTGGAGGAAGTAGATCAGAACTTCTTAAGGCATTACAGAATATCTTAGATGCAGGACTTTTAATTATTCCAAGAAAGCCAGAAGATAATGTTGTAGAAATAACAAATGAATTACTTGAACAATTAATGGGTTTTGTAATAACAAATTCTAAACAGACTGGATTAAAAACTATTTCCTCTACTGCAACACACGATGATTTAGTTATGGCTTTAGCTATGGCTGTAAAAAGGGCTAGTGAAGTAAGGTCTGCAAGCATGGATGAAGAATGGTAAAATATATAAAGATGTATTTATTTAATATAATATGAAATTATTTGATTTATTTAAGGAGAAGAAAGCCAAGGCGGTAATTAAAGACATGTCAGATAAAATGGAAACTTCAAGTTTTCAACCAAATACTTTTAGTACAAAATTAATTAAGACAACAGATAATATTTATAGGGTTGATCCAGCAGAATTAGAACAAGCATACATCTCAGATCCAATTTATTTTAGTACAATAAATAAACAAGTCCAATTAATTATGGGGGCTGGGTATGAACTTATAGGGGATAAGAATAATAATTGGAAAAACTTCTTTGATAACATTGGTTTAATTGGAGATGACATGACTTGGAATGAAATGCTTACTCAAATTTTTACTTCTGAGGACATATATGGAAAAGCATTTGTTTTAATAGTTCAAAATAAAAACAGGACAAAAGCAGTAGATCTTTTGATGCTTGATACTAAAAAAGTTGATTATGCTAAAAATCAAAGTGATAATGTTTTATTAGATGGAGAAGGTAAACCTTTAGGTTATATGATAGAAATTCCAGATAATGTTACTTCCACTTACATAGTTCCAGATGCTACTCCCGATAATATTAAAACAGAATCTGGAAGTAATAAAATATTCATAAAAGCTGAGAGAATTATACAATATAAATTATATACATTTGGCGATAGATTATATCCTTTAGGTTTAATTGAACCTTCGTATATTTCAGTATTAAGAAAAATGAATATTGAAGAAGCACAAGCAAATTCAATTTATCAAAGAGGAAGTTACCCGTTGGATGTTTCTGTTGGAGATGAGAACCATCATCCAAGACCTCAAGATGTTACAAAAGCTGCCGAAACATTCTCTATGATTAAACATGATAGAGTAATTGCTCACCCTTATTGGGAAAAAGCAACAGTTCTAGAAGCAAAACAATCTGATGCTGTTGAAGGAGTATTGACTTATTTAAGAAGAAATCAAATAGCTTCATTAAGTATGCCTGAATCTTTGGCGATAGGTTCTGGAGAGACTACAAATAGGGCGACATTAAATAATCAACAAGCATTTTTAGAGTACACTTTAATTGATATTGTTCAAAGAACCCTAGCTACAACAATTAAATATTTAATAAACCCAATTTCAAAACTTAATAAGTGGGCACCAGTAACTATTAAGTGGGGAGATATTAGGGCAGAATCAGAAATGGATAAAGCAGACACATTAATTAATGCTGTAAGATATAATGCTCTCGCACAAGAAACTATAGATTCTACATTAAGGTCAATATTAAATTTACCAACAAAAGAGGAGGAGAAAAAAATGGGTGTAACAAGTTCAATAGATACTGCTGGCGACGAGATAAGTAAAGAAAAAGAAGAAGAAAAGCCTGCAGAAGAAGAAAAAATAGTTCCAAAGAAGAAAAAATAGTATAATCCTATATTTATATAAAACAGCAAAATATATAAATAACTATTTCTTTAGTTATCTATGATATTAAAGGATGTAAAAGCTGAAATCTTTGATTTAGGTACAAAAGTAGATATTTCTAAATTACCAATAATAATAAAAGATAAAGTTTTAATGGCTCCAGGTGTATGGAATGATGCAAGTTATTCTAATGAAGAAATTCAAAAGGCATTCTTAAATATGGATTGGACAGATAAAGATTCAATTGGAATTATCGCAGATCATTCATCTAGTCAAGAAGGAGAAAATGCTAATGCTGGATTAAGCGTTCATGATTGGTTTGGTTTTGTAAGAAATGTGAGGTTAGACCAAACAGGAGAAATATCAAATGTTCCTGGATCAATTATCGGAGATTTAGAAATTCATGATTCTCAAATAGCACAAAAATTAGTAAATGCTGAAGCTAAGTTTGGAATTTCTCCAAGAATATATGGTGAAGAATTAACCCCAGGAATTATTACAGATTTTTCTTTTAAACATTTTGCTATAGTTACTTCTCCTGCAATTTCTAAAGCTTATATTAATTTATCAAAAAAACAAGAGAAACAAGATTTAGCAGATGGAGAAGCAGATAAATTTATCTGTTCTAAATGTGGATCTACAATGGATGGAAAAGATATGTCAGAAGAATCACAATTACCTGAAAAAGGAAAAACAAGTCTGAAAGGAGGTATAAAAAATATGCAAGAAAAAGAAAAAACAATAGAAAAAGAAGTTAAAGAAGAAGTGAAAGAGGATTTATCTATTAAAGTAGATAAATTATCTGAACAAGTGAGTGCATTAACTTCTCTAGTTGAAAAAACAATAACAAAGGATATGAAATCAGAAGAAGCAGAAGAACCTGAAGCAGAAGCTGAAGAAGAACCTGAAGCAGAAGAAAAACCTGCTGAAGAGGAATCTGAAGAAAAAGCAGAAGAATCTGATGCTGTTAAAGATATGGCTAAAAAACTGGAAGAGACTACAGCAAAATTAAAAGATTTAGAAAAACAAATGAATGCGCCAGAAAAAGTAAATATCTCAAAAGACTTAGCTGTAAATCCTATGTGTACTGGATATTCAACAGGAGATCAACAAATGGCTGGATTCTTGCGTGACAATTATGCTTAAAATGAAACACACAATTAGAGATTTAGCTGAAACAGGAGCATCAAGCGTTCAAGGTACAACAGTTGGGACTAAATATGGTCTTCAACCAATTCAATACCTTAGAGAAATAGTTGACGCAGCAAAGAATAGACATTTTTTCGCTCAAGCAGTAAGAATTATTAATCTTCCGCCTAAGACACATGATGTAACTATACCAAAGAGAAATGCTTACGAAGGAAGAAGTGGTATGTCTTTCGATACAACTGAAAGAACTGCCGCAGATATAACTTGGACAACTATGGATAATTTAGCGAGTGTTATCGCTACACCAACTGTAGTCTTATCAGGTTATGCAATGACTCAAACTGCAATCAGAACAAACTCTTTAAATATAACTCAGGAAGCTAAAGAAGAACTTACTTATGCATTAGGAGATAGAGTAGATGCTGCAATAGCAACAGCAATTGGAAATGCTTCTAGTACAACAAGTACAACAACTGGTGCACAAACCATCTATGGTGGAGATGCAACAGCTGGATCAGGATTAACTGCAGGAGATGTATTAACTACAGAACTATTTGCGGAAGCAAGGAAACTTCTTATGACAGTGAATAAACAATATAGGGCCTCAACAGGGGCTGGTGGAGGATATGGTGCGATTTCTGGAACTGTAACTGGTAACGGATGGTCAAACACACCAGATGATCCTTTTATAATGTTTATTGGACCTGCACAAGAAAAAGCATTCCTTACAGATTCTCAATTTACAAATGCTTCAGAATATGGAGCAAGAGAAGCCTTACTTAACGGTGAAATTGGTAAGTACATTGGTGTAAAAATTGTAAATACAAATAATGTTGAACAAGTGACTGCTGGATCAGCTTGTCCGGATGCATCAGCAGGAGCTGCTGCTGTAAACATGACAAGATGTATCATGACAAAGGCAAAAAAAGCTTGTGCATTAGTTTGGGGAAGAGCTCCAGAACTAAAGGTTTGGGATTACAATGAGAGAGATCAAGTAAGAATTAGCTTAGTAACTGAATACGCTATCGCACTTATTCATAGTGATGCAATAGTCTTTATTGACGTAGCTGATTAAAGCGAGATTTATTTTATTTTTATTTTTTTTATTTTAAAAAAAAAGGAGAGAAAGGAGAAAGAATTATGATACAAATGAAAGGAGGATTAAAAAAATAATGGGAAGAGTTGGATTTAGAAGTGGAGGAGTACATGCGCAAAATTTCCAAGGAGGAACTGTAGACATAACAGTCGATGGTTCTGGAGATGGAACACAAGCCGTAGTATTTAACCATGCCATGAAAGCAACACCAGCAATAGTTTTGACTGCAAGAGAGACAGATACTACGGGAACACCGTCAGTTTCTTCGCCTACTGCAGCAGGATTTACTGCGAGAGTAGATGGATCTTCAGTTACTGGAGGTACACTAACAATGAGTTGGATTGCTTTTAATGATGATCGAAGATAAGCTTCCTTAAGTTTATCAGAATGGTTAGAAAAAAATTTGAATTAAAGCAAAGAAGAAAAGAGTTAGTTAGAGCTGGAAAGATAGCAGAATCAGACAAGGTTCTTGAAGAGTACTGGAAACTTTGTGGAGTTAGCAAAAAAGTAGAAGCAAAAAAGTACACTAAAGAAGAACTTGAACTAATGGATTTTCAATCTTTAAGAAAGATAGGTTATAGGGTAGGAACTAAGGATAGGAGTAAGAAAGGCCTCATTAAAGAAATTTTAGAACTACAATGACAGTTGTGATTACAGTTAGTACAAATGGGTGTTTTAAGGTTATCTCTAGTTCAAATGCTACATTGGCAACAGCAATAGGTGAAGTAATTAATTCATTAGAGACTCAACAAGTTTCACATAATCAAACACAATTTAGTTTGGCCTATGATGGAACTAATTATGTGTATTTGGCTTCTGTGAAATTAAAATAATGCTAGAAGAAAAAATATTGAAGTTGCTTAGAGCAATACACTTAGCTTTACATGCTCTTGAGGATAATGATAATAGTATGAAACTAGAAGAATCTAAACTTTCTGATGGAATTAATATTAAAAAAAATGGAAAGACAATTTAAAGGAAAAGCAGGAATCAAAGGATGGTTTACACTTAGGCATATTAGAAATGGAGACGTAATCGAAGAAAGAACTATTAATAACACAATAGTTAATGCTGGTCTTGCACAAGTTGCCGGACTTTTATTAACAGATTTTGGAGGAACTGCATTCGATTATATTGCTATTGGAATAGGAACAACTGGTGCAACTGTAACAGATACTACACTAGAAAGCGAAATTTCTACCGGCGGTGGAGAAAGAGGAACAGCTGTTGGAACAAGAATAACAACTTCTGTAGCAAACGATACAGCACAATTAGTTACTACATTTACATTTACAGGCTCATTTGCTGTTACAGAGAGTGGAATTTTTAATGATGCTAGTGCAGGTACAATGCTTAGTAGACAAACTTTCGGTGCAATAAATGTTAGTTCTGGAGATAGTATAGAAGTTACCTGGAAAATACAAGTTTCGTAATTAAATAGCGACAAATTACTATGGCTAAGAGATTATATACTGAGAGTGCTAAACTTTGGTTCAAAGAAAATAAAGAAAGATTAGGTTATAGTAGTGGTATATCTCTTATTTTTATAATTCTATTATATTTATCAACTATCGGGTCAATAGAAATTACAGGTTATTCTAATGATATAGTTTGTGAGGGTACTGAATTTAATCCTTGTTATGTATTTATTAATTTTACAGCTAATGAAGATATTTTTTTATATCCTCTGGACTATGATCCTTGGGGAAGAAATTCTACATTTGAATTTGATCCTGGAGTTAAGAATTGGACTATGGCTAGAAGTTGGGGAACTGGCTGGCGTAATTATGATTTAACTAAACCTTGTCAATCTACTTGGTGTGGTGCTCCTTATAATAATATGGAAGATAACAAATATTCTCTTGCTTGGAGAGAAGGAAAAGATTATCGGATTAGATTAGAAATTTACAAGAATAATGCTACAGATAAAATTGAGGTGATGTTACCATGAAAAAGGTTATATGTTCTCTAATACTTATATGTTTTCTTATAACTATTTCTTTTGTTAGCGCAAAGACTATAACTTTACTTCCAACAGATTATGAAGTAGTAGAAAGAGATATGTTGGAGTATGAGGGATTTACAATTAAATCTTATTTAACAAGGGATTTACAATTAACAGAAAGACAAATAGATTGGATTAAGCCAGTAAATACAACTAAGTTTTATACAAGATTTGATGTAAAAACAGCATGTCTTCCAGAATATCATTTGTATGTAAATAAACTTTATAGTAAAGAATTTATAGGTGGAAATCAATATTCAAGTCTTTCAAAATATCAACAATTAAATCACTTTGACATAATTAATTCTCCCGAAAATAATATAACTAATTGGAGTATAAATCCTGACTATGATGAAAACAAAATAATTAAAGGATATTGGATAGATTATGAAGGAATGATTTGTGATACAGATCCAACTTTAGATTTAACTTATAGTTCAACATCATCAATTGTCTTTCCTAACCAAACAGAAGGAAGTAATTTAGGTGCGAGAGCAGATACTCCAAGACTCTTCATGAATTTTAATGAACAGCCATCAGGAACTTATGTTAAGGATAATTCTATTTATAATAATTTTGGAAATAATAGTGGTGCAGTTTATAATACAACTTGTGATTCTCCTGCTGGTGGTGGTTGTTATGAGTTTGATGGTGCTAATGATTATATTAATATGAATTCAATGATTAGTGAGGTCCAGTCACAGA